AAAAAAACCCACAAGGGTTGAATGTTCCTGGGAAAAAGACTATAGTGGTATCGAACTCGGAGAAAAATAATGTCAGAAATAGACAAAGCTTTACCAAACGTAGAGCAGGAAATAAAGTTACCTAGTGAAGAAGAGCTTGTAGAAGCATCTCAAGCAAACATCGAAGAACAAGTTGGACCAGAAGATATCCAAGTTGAACAAGATGAAGATGGTGGTGCTACAATTACTTTCGACCCAGAGGCTGTAAACCAGCCAGGTACAAATGAACATTTTGATAACTTAGCAGACCTTTTACCAGATGATGTTTTAGGTAGCCTAGGATCTGAGCTATATGAAAATTATACACAGTATAAGGCATCTAGAAAAGATTGGGAAGATGGCTATACAAAAGGTCTAGATTTATTAGGATTTAAATATCAAACAAGATCACAACCGTTTTCAAATGCAAGTGGTGCAACACACCCTGTATTAGCTGAAGCGGTAACACAGTTTCAAGCACACGCTTACAAAGAATTACTTCCAGCGACTGGTCCAGTACATACTCAGATTATGGGTACAGTTACAAAACAAAAAGAAGAACAGTCGACAAGAGTAAAAAATTTCATGAACTATCAACTCATGAATGTGATGAAAGAGTATGAACCCGAGTTCGATCAGTTACTTTTTTATCTCCCTCTTAGCGGCTCTGCCTTTAAGAAAGTTTATTACGATGAACTTTTAGACAGAGCCGTGTCTAAATTTGTTCCGGCAGATGATCTGATAGTTCCATACACTGCAACTTCTTTAGAAGATGCAGAATCAATTGTTCACGTTTTAAAAATATCTGAAAACGATTTAAGAAAAAAACAAGTAGCAGGTTTTTATAGAGACGTAGAAATTACACCAGGCTACTCACAAGAAACAGAAGTAGAGAAAAAAGAAAGAGAGCTAGAAGGTGTTAGAAAAACTAGAGATGAACAAATGTTTACAATTCTAGAGTTTCACACAAATATAGATCTTGAAGGTTTCGAAGATAAAGATCAAGAACAGAATCCGACAGGAATAAAACTTCCTTACATTGTAACGATCGATACATCGTCAAGAGAAGTTTTATCTATCAGAAGAAATTATAAAGCTGAAGATCCGTTAAAAAATAAAATTGAATATTTTACTCATTTTAAATTTTTACCTGGACTTGGTTTTTATGGTTTCGGCTTAATCCACATGATTGGTGGATTATCAAGAACTGCAACGAATGCACTCAGACAATTATTGGATGCTGGTACGTTTTCAAATATGCCAGCTGGATTTAAACAAAGAGGTATTCGTGTCAGAGATGAAGCGCAATCGATACAACCTGGAGAGTTTAGAGATGTAGATGCACCCGGAGGAAACATTAGAGATGCATTTATGCCTTTACCTTTCAAAGAACCATCAGCAACATTATTACAGTTAATGGGAATTGTGGTTCAAGCAGGTCAACGATTTGCCGCCATAGCTGACATGCAGGTCGGTGACGGCAACCAACAGGCAGCTGTTGGAACGACCATTGCCCTCTTAGAGCGTGGCTCCAGGGTCATGTCAGCCATACATAAAAGATTGTATGTGGCGTTGAAACAAGAGTTTGTTTTATTAGCAGACGTATTCAAAACTTATTTACCACCAGAATATCCTTACGATGTTGTAGGTGGACAAAGAAATATTAAGGTTGCAGACTTTGATGAGAAGGTAGATATCCTACCTGTTGCAGATCCAAACATATTTTCACAATCACAAAGAATTACTTTAGCTCAAACAGAGCTACAACTTGCAATGTCAAATCCACAAATGCACAACATGTATGAAGCGTACAGAGATATGTACAATGCAATTGGTGTTAAAGATATAAATAGAATCTTACCACCACCTCAACAACCTATGCCAATGGATCCTGCTGCAGAAAATATTTTAGCGATGAGTGGAAAACCTTTCCAAGCATTCAAAGGTCAGGACCACAGAGCACATATTACTTCGCATTTAAATTTCATGGCAACTAACATGGCTAAAAATAGTCCACCAGTTATGGCCGCATTACAAAAAAATATCTTTGAACACATTTCTTTGATGGCACAAGAGCAATTAGAAATAGAGTTTAGAGAAGAAATACAACAATTGATGCAATTACAACAAATGGCACAACAAAATCCACAAATGGCACAGAGTCCTGAGATTCAACAACAGATTATGCAGTTAAGTATGGCTATTGAAGCAAGAAAAGCGAAGTTAATTGCTGACATGACACAAGAATTTAAGGATGAAGAGAACAAAATCATGGGCGACTTTGGAAATGATCCGATTGCTAAGCTAAAAGCGAGAGAATTAGACCTTAGAGCTATGGATAATGAACAAAAACGTACACAAGCAGAGCAAAGATTGAATCTAGACAAGTCAAAAGCAATGATGAATCAAGATATTCAAGAAGAAAAGCTTGAACAAAACGAAGAATTAGCTAAACTAAGAGCTGATACGTCGATTGAAAAGACTATTTTAGGAAAAACTCTTCCAAATTCGGATCAGATGATGCCTAACGTAGCAATCATTCGAAAAACTGGAGAATAAATATGAAAAAAAATAAAAAATCAAGTCACGCAGGCATGACTCATGTAGATCATCACATGTTTTTGAACAAAGACGGTCTATTAAAAGGTGGAATTGAAGTTGAAGTTTCAAAACCAACAGAAACTCAATCTGTTCAGGTAAAAGGTCAAAGAGCAATGCTTGACGAAAAGAAAAGTAAAGCAGATTGGTACTAATATGTGGTTTAGTGCTATTAAATTAGCCGTTTCTGCCGGTAGTAAGATATATGCCAACAAGCAAAAAGCTAAAATGGCTATGTCTGATGCACAATTATTGCATGCAGAGCGACAAGCTCGTGGTGAGGAAGCTTACCAGGGAAAACTGTTAGAGGCCCGACAATCAGACTGGAAAGACGAGGCGGTCCTCATCATATTAAGTTTGCCCGTGTTGGTGCTCGCTTGGGCAGTGATATCGGATGACCCAACAGCGATGGACAAAGTAAAATTGTTCTTCGACATGTTCTCGCAGCTCCCGTCATGGTTCACTAATCTTTGGATCCTTGTAGTCGCGAGTATTTATGGTATAAAGGGAACACAAATATTCCGAAATGGAGGGAAAAAATAATGAGTAAAAAATCAAGAAGAAGAAATAGAAAAATCCTTGGTGCGTTAGGTGCTTTAGGAGCCCTCGCATTAATGGGAAGAAGAAAAGGAACTGCTGCAGCAGATGTTGATAGTGGTAGAGGAAGTGGTCTGAGACCTACAGTTGATGACATGCCTAAAACACCTAAAAGAAACACAGTTGTTAAAACACCAACAACTATCCAAGATAGCATGCCAAGAGTTGGTATGAAAAAAGGTGATATAAAACCTAAAAATGTAAAATCAAAAAGAGTAACTGATAAAGGTGAAGTATATACTATTCAAGATGCTAAAAAAGGGATAGCTCCTAAAGTTGGAAATGTAAAAAGTGCTTTTGTTAACAAAGATTATATCTATCAAGACGGTATGCCATATACTAAAGGTAGATATGGAACATTTAAAGCAAAACAAGAGATGGATAGAGGAATGTTACCACCTCAATTAAGAAATCCAGATAGACCAAATCTAACAAATGTTCAAAGCAATACTAGAAGAACATTTAAAAATTTTATTGACGGTATAAGATCAGAACCTTCTTTTTCAGGATTAGCTGAGAATGATTATGCTGCTAAAGATGGTGGCAGAATAACTAAAAAAGGTGTTAAACGAGGAGCCGCAAAACGTGGTTTCGGTAGAGCATATAAAAAGGGAAAAAGATAATGCCAGGAACAATGATGATGAAGAGACCTATGATGAAAAAAGGTGGCAAGGCTTTGAAAAAAGTTAAGCCAAATCAAAAAGGTTTAAAGAAGTTACCCAAAAAAGTTAGAAACAAAATGGGTTACATGAAGGATGGTGGAAGAGCGAAGTAATGGCTAAACTTTGTCCAAGAGGTAAAGCAGCAGCGAAGCGTAAATTCAAAGTTTACCCGTCTGCATACGCTAACATGTATGCTTCTAAAGTTTGCAAAGGTAAGGTTAGAGCAAGCGCGAGAAACGGTGGTTTCATTGCAAAAGGCTGCGGTAAAATTATGAAGGGCAAAGAGAAAGTAACTAGAATAGTCTAATGGGCGATTTAAAAAAATGGGTAAATCAAAAATGGGTAGATATTGGAGCCCCAAAGAAGGATGGAAAATATCAACCTTGTGGAAGAAAATCAGCTTCTGGTTCAAAAAGGAAGTACCCGAAATGCGTACCACTTGCAAAAGCCACACGAATGACAAAGTCGCAAAAGGCGAGTGCTGTCAGACGAAAAAGAGCTGCAGGTAATCCTGGAGGCAAGCCAACAAATGTT